ACACTTTTATTCACTAATAGATAACTACCAGCGAGGGGAAAATATGAACATCACAAAAGAAAAAGTACGTGAGGCAATAAAAGCAAAAATAATTATCGGAGACGGACATACTTTGTTCTATCCCGAGTATTACGCGCCACACTTCACGCTAAGTGAATTGACCGAGGCAGGATTAGTGCAGACCCATGAGTCTGACGGTACATACAAGGGAACGATATTCGCTGATGATGGTTCTGTAGTACAAGAACTAAAAGCAGTGTATAACCTTGAGTTTTTGTACTGGCTCGCGAATCAAATTGGCGCTGACACTAATACGCGCTCACTGGGTCGTGGTTCACAGGCTCAAGAACTAGTCGGCAACATCCACAAAGCACTAGCCGAATAGTTATCTATTAGAGAGTGTGGCGCGTTCTGCGCGTCACACTCTCACGGTAAATAGTTATCTATTAGTAATACACCGAGCGTCAGTGTCCACCAGTGTCCGTCACAGAGCGCTACAGAGTGTGAGTGTTCACCACCGAGTGCTACAGAGTGTGAGTGTTCACCACCGAGCGCTACAGAGCGCTACAGAGTGCCAGTGTTCGTCAGTGTCTCCCAGTGAGTACCACCGAGTACCAGTGGGTTATCGGAAGCCCCCCGTGCTCAGAGCCGAACATCGTGCGAAAGAAGCCCCGTTGTCAACCGTTTCCCCCGGGGCTTCAACCCAGAGTGGATTTGTTGGCTAACTAAGCGTAACGGCCGCAAATGATTCCGGGGTGTCTTTCTCTAATAGATAACTCGGCTAGTCTGTACCTTCAGTGATACGATGGCCGCATGACAACTTACTGCGAACGCTGCTCCGACATTGGAAAAACACGATTAGTCACCGACTTCATTTGGTGCTCGATTCATCACGAAATGTTCTTGCTCGAAAACTTTGATGAAAAGGGAAATGAGTTTATTCTTGACCAAGAAGCCTATGATGACTTGGAGGACAGCCTCTAATAAGTGGGCGGAGCCCCGCTCTAACCGGAAACGGGGGGCTTCCGATAACTTAAACGTTTCCCCACTGACATCCTTCATTTGCCGGCCCACCCCATTGTGGATTCGTACATGTAATCCAAACCGGGTAGTACTTCATCCGGCCACGCGCATTAGGCATCTTTGTCTCTTCGAATATGCAGTACTCACATGGTGGGGCGAGAAGACTGTTCTTCTTCCAATAGATAACTGCCCGTATGTTTCGCAGCCGTCCGGCCAGTCTAGAAAAGCGCATCTTGCACATAGTCGGTCATCCCCTTGTCGTTACAGAAGTCATGCTTGTATGAGTGAAGTTCCTCTACAACCCGGTTAACCGTCCTGCCGTTTGACTTAAGCCAGACAACGCCCAGCCTTTCCGAATTAGAGCTAGACGGGTCCAGTGGTAAACCACATACAACACATTTAAAGAGAGAGTACATAGGTTGGGTCATAGGTACTACATGATATCCCGTGGCTAGTCTGATGCCGCATCTGTAGGGTGGCTCACGTGGTGGCTGACGGGTCACTACGGGAACCATCTTATTTCCCTTCGATGGCTGCTCGTACGTGGCCCGTCAGTGGTTACCCATCTGGAATATACTTCCCTGATGAAGATGTATCTGGATGGGAAAGAGCTCCTCTTTGACTTCCCGTACGACCAGGAACAGGTCAACGAGATGAAGCGTGTCGAGGGAGCTAGGTGGGACAAGGTCTCACGTATCTGGAGAGTACCAATAACATCTATTGCTTCGGCCAGAGAGTTCGCTCTCAAATACGAGTTCGACATAACTTCGGACATACTCAAATTCCAGGCTCCTAAAAGCATTACGTCACAGGGGGATAAGCGAGTATCACTTCATGATGAAATGATTTACATGAAGTTCCCGTACGAAAGAGTAATTATTTCAGCGGTAAAGAAGATACCTGCCGTGTCCTGGGATGGCGATAGATATTCGTGGCGCGCACCATTGTCATCGATAACACAGGTAATCGAGTGGGCGAACGGTTTCGATGTACCCGTAGACGCCGGCGTGACAGCAATATTACAAAGAGTAAATACTGAAATAAATACACTGATAGAAGCTTCTCGCTCGACAGACGCCAACATCGTTGTCCCCGGTTTGACCGGAGAACTATTGCCGTACCAGAAAGCTGGAGTTGCTTATGCTGCGAACGCGAGACGAACGTTTATCGCAGACGAGATGGGATTAGGAAAGACGATACAAGCAATAGCAACGTTGGAATATCTGTCGTCACGTGAGGGAGATATCTATCCAGCGGTAATCGTTTGTCCACCAAGCCTTGTGCTGAACTGGTCATACGAGATATCCAAGTGGGTACCGCATAGACGAGTGAGCGCAGTAACCAATAGAAAGTCTTTCCCACTCGAGAACTCTTATGACGTCGTTGTCGTTGGGTACAGCAACATACAAGCGTGGCAGTCCCAACTAATGGAACATGGCTCGTACGTATTTGACGAAAGTCATTACTGTAAGACATCGACAGCGCAAAGAACAAAGGCGGCAGTCAAGATAGCCAGAAGTACAAAGAAAAATACACCCGTACTGTGTCTAACTGGAACACCCGTAACCAATAGACCAGCAGAGTACGCAAGTCAGTTAGACATACTCGGAAGGCTGAAGGACTTCGGTGGTCTATGGGGCTTCTATCGAAGGTATTGCGCAGCGTATCAAGACAGGTTCGGTCAATGGAACCTAAGTGGCAACTCACACCTCGACGAACTAAACGAACGACTACGTGGAGCATGCTACATACGTAGAACCAAGGACCAAGTCTTATCAGAGTTACCACCCGTAGTACATAGCCGACTAGTTGTAGACGGTTCAGCGCCGGCAATGAAGGAATACGTCAAGGCGGAAGAAGACATCTTGATGTACATCGCAGAGAGAGCCCGTCAATTGGCGATAGAGCAAGGACTACCTTCGTACAACGCTGCTATGTCAGCAATGATTAGAGCAGAAGCGAACGAACACCTCGTACGACTATCAGTCCTTAGGAGACTTGCTGCTAAAGCCAAGATGGAAGCAGCCATGGAGTGGATACAAGAAAGAGTAGATAATGGAAAGAAAGTCGTCGTTGCTGCTCACCACAGAGACGTGGTCGACGAACTAGCCAGAAAGTTTGGCGGTCTGCGTATCCAGGGTGGCATGAAGGTTGAGGAAGTAGAGGAGAACAAGAGGAAGTTCCAGACGCTATCGGTAGAGGAAGCGCCAGTAATCGTGCTATCCATACAGGCAGCAAAGACAGGACACACCCTAACTTCATCCGAGGAGTGCCTATTCATAGAACTTCCCTGGACACCCGCAGACGTAGACCAGACCTACTCGAGACTTCACCGTCTCGGGCAGAAAGGTTCTGTGACCGCTACATACATGCTGACCAGCGGAACCATAGATGAATACATTTATACACTAATAGATAACAAAAGGTCAGTTGTAAACGCTGCAGTAGAAGGCGGAGAGTTCGCCGAGACAGAGGGTGCGGTTCAGTTGATACTAAACCTTATGGAGAGAGCCTCTAAGAGGTAATTACGCTTCTGTGTGTCTGGCGTTAGCGCCAGCGACTATTTCTTCGGCGATAAGTCTGGAGTACTTCTTTCTAAGTCTCCATATTTTCTTATTCATTTCGGTAAGTTGGCTGCTCATCCGTGCCTTGATTATTGCTTCATTATCGAATACACCATATTCACGGAATAGAACATCATGAATATCGTTGTCCTCGATAATTATGTCAGACACCCATCCAGCCCTCTTGTCGATAGCCATCATCAGTTCACACATACCTTCGGTGCCGAATTCGTAGTGAAGCTTTGCGACTAGTAGGTTGCAGAAGTGGTTACGGTACATTGCCGTTGCTTTTTGCGACTGCGACATAAACTCACTAAGCCAAATAGCTAGTTCTTCTCTAGTTGGCGCGTCATCAGAGAAGTCATCTGGGAAGTCCGATGCTTCTTCGTCGTGTTCTTCGCTCACTACTGCCTCACTTCGTGGGGGTTATAGATAAATGATACAACCGAAAATGCTTTTTATACTGACAAGAGTTTGTCTTGAGCTATCATCTTGGCTCGAGTTACCCAAGAGTTGTTATCCATTGACGCTAATGCTCTTTCTATCGGTGTTGCTTCTCGGTAGTGGTCTAGGTATTCACCAATTGCGTTCAGCATTGACCAACCGTTATACCCATAGCCCTTTGCATTGTTGTCACTTTCATAAACACCCTTGACAAGAGACAAGACATTATCTCTATTTTTCTTTTGTCTTGACGTAGAGCCACTCTCCAGAGGAAATACAGCGTCAAGCACGTCGCCGAATATCTTTGTTCCAGGTGCAACTTTCACCGAAAGAAGTTTCTCTGCTGTTCTTGTAAATTCTGCAGCCCAGACATTAGAGATATTGAGAACCTCGTTCGCCTGCTCTATTGCGCTCTCAACGTTTCTAGTGTGACGAGCAGTAAACACACGCTTCGCAGTTTTCATACCAGCGATTACCGTGTTCTTACATACGGCACGAATAGAAGTATTTGCGAAGGTAATCGGCGTCTTGCCGTCGTGCCCGTTTCTCACTAATAGATAACGCTCAATGCTGTCGTTTATGCCCATTGGGTCAATGATTAGCGAGCCCAAGTCGAGCGAGGCGAAAAACTCACGCCCCTCGTTCAGAACGCCACAGGTATCCACTACTGCGTCACCCTTGCTAGCGCCGACTATCGCAAGCGCATAGTCCA